TGGGACGAGATCTCGTCCTCGTGGTCCTCGTCGCTTTCGGCAAGACGCGCGTCCTCGTCCTCATCGCCTTCGCCTTCGTCGGCCTCCAGCTTTTCGTCCTCCTCGGGCGGAGGGCCCTCGATGATCTCAAACTCTTCATCGGTTTCGGTAATTTCAGTGTCACTCATGACCGGCTCCTTTCAGCCTTATCAATCACAGAAAAGCTTTGATCGCGAGCGGATCGCCCGTAACCTTGCCCACCAGATCGAGGTCGTTGAAGATGACCACAATGGCCTCATCGCCATCAGCGGTCTTTACCGACCAACGGTCGCCGCCGTATCGAGGTATGCGGACGAAGTCATCGACCTCGCACCACGAGCCTTCGGGCCACGCTTCCATTGTGTTTCGGTTCTTGAACGCAAGGCTGCCAATGCCAATGACTTTGGCAACCTGCGTGTTGTAGTGCTCGGTCTCCCGAACGTCCGAGGTCAGGATGATCCCGCCCTTGGTCTTATGCTTCGGCGTACGGATCTGGCATAGCACGCGGCTGCCAAACGGCGTCACACCCGCGTCACAAAGCGGGAACGCCTCGTCGAGGGTGTCGTAGCCAAAGTCTATCTTGTTAGCGATTTCCTGCATGGGTACTCCTTCCTTGCAGACTACAGATCAAAGCCCTTTTGCTCGTGTTCGGCGACCATGTTGATGATGGTCTCCTTGGCGAGTTGAAGGCCGGCGTACATGCCCACGACCCGACCGTAGTCGTAGCCGTCGTGGCCTGCGGGTCGCTCCAGCGCTTCTTTAGCAAGCTGGGCCTGCTCTACCTCCAAGCGCTGGAGAAACATCTCGATCCTCATGCGGGGATCTTTTTTCCGTCAACTTTGGGCATGTCGCCCATAGCCATCTGCTTGTGCATCGGGATGGCCTCGCCGGCCAGCTTCGATACCTTGCCGCTCGGGTCGTCCTTCTTCGCCTTGTCTGCCATTGTTCAATCCTTATGGCTGGGGGTTTATCCCGGTGCCTGTCGACACCGCGATCTTCTCGCCGGACAGCACTTCCATCTGCGCCAACGTCATGGCGGTCTGGTTGTCTGCCTCGTTCATGGAAACGCGGGCCATCAGCTCGGCCTGCTTGCGTGCGTCCTCTCGGTCCTGCTGCATGGCGAACTGCGCCACGTCCTGCTGGGCCTTGGCCTGCTCCATCTGCGCATTGATCTGAGCGAGCTGCTGCTCCAACGCCATCTTCTGAGCTTCCAGTGCCATGTCCTGCTGCGTCTTGGCTTGGTCGGTCTGCATCTTCTGAGCTTCCAGCGACGTGTCCTGCTGCATCTTTGCCTGCTCAAGCTGCATCTTGGCCTGCTCAAGCTGCATCTGCTGCTGCACCTTCTGGCCGTCGAGCTGCAACTTCTGCTGCGCCGTCTGGTTCTGCATCTGCGCGGCCTGCACGGCAGCTTGCGTCGGATCCATTGGCGTCGGCGGCGTGGCCTTCTGTATCATCTGCTGCGCCTGCTCAATGATCGGCGGCAGCGCGCCAAACACGTCGCCAGCCTTCTCGCTGACTACGGTGGACGCCTCGGCCAACATGCGATCAAGCGCACGCTTGTCGTCGGCGGAGTGCTCCACCTTGCCGATCGTGTCGAGGTCGACGTCGGACACGCTCTCCGCCAGTTCTATCGTCGTGTTCAAGTACCACATGGCGATGTGCTCCTTGATGTGGCCGACGATGACGGGCAGGAACGTCTCCGCAAACATAGGCCCGCTGCCGAGCATCGGGTTGACCATGAAGCTCAAGTGCGTCTTGAGGTGGGCGATGTGGTCCTGCTCGGCAAACGCCTTGACCAGCTTGCCCAGTGCGGCGTCGACGTTCTCCTTCACCGCATTCTGCTCCTCGGGCTCCGTGTCCGGCATGAGCAGCGCCTCGAAGTCGGGGATCTTCAACGTCTGGAGGATGCGCTCCTCGACCTTCCGCAGATTGTAGACCTGCGGCAGCAACTGCGATCGCTGGGCCACGGCCTGCACTTGAGCGTAGCGCTGCGCCTCGGAGAATATGTTCGGGTCGGAGACCGGCACGACGTCCATCGGACCCTCGAAGTCCTTGCGGGTCGCGAGCTCTTCGCCCGCGTCCTGCTTCAGCCGATCGTCGTCGAGGTACATCTCGTTTAGGCGGTGCAGCACGCGCAGCATGCGGCCCATTGCGTCGTGCAGGCGAGCGTGGATGGCGTTGAACACGACCATGCCCTGCTCGATGCGGGCCAGCGTGGTGCCGACTGGCGCATTGACGTTGCTGTCGGGCAGGTTGTCCATCGACGTACGCACGACGCCCTTGCCGGCCTCGACGAGGAAGCCCAGCAACTGGAACAGAACCGGCGACGGCGGGTTGAACGGCAGCGGCATGGCGATCTTGCGCACGTCGTCGATGTTCAGGCCGCCCTCGATCTCCTCAACCTGCGTCGGCTGGATGGTGAGCGACTGGCCGCCGCGCGATCCGCCCTTGAGCTTCAGCATGGTCGGCGCGTTGTTGATGTGCGCGCTGTCGAGCAGGGCGCGCAGCGAGCCGGTAGTGGCAGCGCTCAGGCCGCCGATCATCTGAGGCAGGCCGATCGGGTATGCGCCGCGCCACGGGATGAACGGGAACTCGACGATCCACGACATCTCCTCGCGGGTGTCGTCGTCCTCGTCCCAGTTGCGGTAGATGCTGAGCACCTTGCCGCTGATCTTGTCGATCGTGATGATGTAGGGCGACGGATCTTCGTCGTCCTCTAGCTCGGTGATGGCGTACACCTCGTACACCGTGCGGAGGCCGTCCTCGTTGTAGCTGGTGTCGGTGCGCCCCTCGATCTTGTTGTTCGCCTTCTCGGCGCTCGATGCGTCGGGCTCCATGCTGGGCGGCGTCAGGTCGACGTCGCGGTACATGCCCGAGGTTACGCGCTGCTGGTAGTCGAGTGTCGTGAGGTACTGCACGTGCGTCTTGCGTTGCGCGCTGTAGAAGTTCGTCGCGGCGTAGGGCAGGTACATGTCGTCGATCATCACCGCCAAGAAGTTCGGCCGGTTGCGCCGATCGTCCCAGCCCAGCTTGAGGTACTGCGCGCCGCCGAGCGGTAGCTGCGTCAGCATCTGCTCGACCTCGGCGCGGGCCTCCTGCGCCTGCACGGTGAGCTGCCAGTTCATCAGGGCCGACTTGCGCTTAGCCTTGTCCACCTTCTTCGTGGTGCTGTCGCCGATCACCAAGTCCTTGACCGGGCCGTTGGAGGGCCACAGCTCCTTGATGGCGCGGGACGCGAAGTCAACGCACGCCTCGGTCATCATCGGATGCACCGCCTTCGACGCGCCTTGGAACTGCGCGCCGCCGGGCGCGTCGTCGCCCAGACCAGTGCGGCGCAGGCCGTCCTCATACTGCTCGTCGCGCTTCTTGCGCGCCTCCTTGTCCTTGCCGATCAGGTCGAGGAACTGGGTCGCGATGTCGCCAAGCTCGGCGTCGGGCAGCGTCTCCGCAAGGTTCGCGTAGAAGTCGCTCTCGCCCTCCGGCGGACCCTCCTCGTCGAGCGTCACGATCGCGCCGCCGTCCTCGGTGTCCTCGACGTCACTGTCCTCGGTGTCCAGCTCGACCATCTCGCCTTCGGGCATCTCGTCTTCGTCCATGGCTCAATCCTTCAAACGGCGTAGGGGTTCTGGATGACCTTTGGCGGCGGCCGATCGTCCTCGTCCTTCTTGGCCTCTTTTATCACTGTCACGAGGCCCTTGTCGATGCACAGCCGGACGCACTGCGTCATGGCGTCGACGTAGTCGTCGTGCTTGACGCTGTTCGGCCCGGTGAAGGCGCACAGTTGCGCCAGCATCGGATCCACCCACGTGATCGGCTGGCCGGGAAACTTGCTGCTCTCGGGCAGCCAGACGCGCCGACGCTGGAAGACGTGGCTGACCATGTGCAGGCGCGTGAGCTTGTCGGCGCGTCCGGGGTTGTAGGCGTACGCCTCGATGCCCTCGCGCTCCAGCATCTGGCGCAGGCTGATGCCGGAGCCCTTGTCCTCGATCAGGCACAGGTCCGGCTTGCGTCCCGACGTGATGGGCTTCGACCCGCCGAACATGGGCTTGATCACGGCCACGTCCTGATCGTCGCCGTACGAAACCTTGAGCTCCCGCTTCACGCGCTTGATGAGGTCGGGCATGCCCATCTGCTCGGACCAGCAGTCGAGCACGATGAGCTGGCTCATGTGGTCCTTGTGCTTGTCCACCGTCGTGAACGAGCCGAGCACCACGCACGCCGTGCTGTCGGGGTCGCCCTTCTTCTTGTCGTACGTCGCCTCCGTGAAGGCGGTGTCGAGGGACAGGACGATGTAGTCAAGCGCCGGGAGCGGCTTCTTCGCGGGCCACAGGCGGAAGTCGCTGCGCTTGACGATGCCGCTCTCCTCCGGGTTGATCAGCTCGCCGTACAGCTCCTGCCGGCCGATCGTCGTGCCCTCATATTGCTCGATCTGCTTGAAGAACGTGTCGGGCAGGTTCGCCTTGTTGTCGAACGTCGATCCGCGCACGATGATGCGGCCCGGCTGGGGCGCGCTCAGCTTGCGGATCAGATCCTTGGGCTTGGGCGTCGTGGTCCACAGCACCTGCGGGTCGCTGCCCAGTCGCAGACCCAGCAGGGCCATGTCCCACGTCTCCTCGTCGTACTGCCACGCGGCCAGCTCGTCGAACCAGCCGCGCGTGTGCTGCGGGCCACGCAGTCGCTCAGGCTTCTCGGCGGTGAAGCCGCGTATGGTGCTGACGCCGCCTGCAACATTTCGCAGCCGGATGATCATGTCGGACTTGTTGTGCTCGATCAGCAGCTCGGGCGGCAGCACGGACAGGATGCCGCTCTCGCCCTCGAAGCACGTGAACTTCACGTCCTGATAGGTCGGCGCCACCACGCAACTGTCGAAGCCGCTCGCATCCTCGAACACTGCGCGCGTGATCCACTCGGCGCCCACGCGCGTCTTGCCGTAGCCCCGGCCTGCCAGAAAGCCGCACTGCGACCAGTTGTTCCGGCCGACGATCTGATCGGGCCTAGCCGTTGCCTTCCACCGGCGCTGCCAGTCGAGATGCACGCGCTGCTCTGGGCTGAGCTGCGCGAGGAGGGCAGTCGCGTCGCTCACGCGCCGTTGCGGTAGAGCGCCAGCGCGGCGCGCAGTTGGCGGTTGGTCTCGCGGATCTTGTCATACCGATCGGCCATGAGTTCGGCGGTGTGCTCCCACGCGGCGTGGTCGCTCTGTAGCGCCTCGATGGTTTCGGCGAAGACGCGGCGCTCGTCTTGCAGCCGGCGGATCTCCCGCCACGGCCGCCAGATCACTTAGCGTCGTCCTTCGCGCGGAGTGCGTCCGCAAGTGCGAGGGTGAGCGCCACGGTGTCCACGTTGCCGTCGACCTTGAGCGTCTCGCCCTCCTTGTTGCCGACGTCGAGCGTCTGCTTCTGGCCGTACTTCTTCGGGTTCCAGCAGGCCAGCAGCTTCAGGCGGGTGTCCACCTGCGCACGCTTCCACTGCACGAAGCCTGGGTCGATCCGGCCGTCCACGCGGGCGGGCTCCATGTCGACCAGCTCGAGGGCCTGCTCCGCGATTGCGTCAGTGCCGGTGTCCCGCGCGCGCGCGACCTGTGCAGCGAGGTCTGCGTCCGTCTCCGTCCACAGGTACACCGTGCGCCAGTTCGGCATCCCCTCCTGCCGGCACAGTTCGCGCAGCGGCACGCCATCGCACAGGCCGTCTAGGAGACGCTTCTCAACTGCGGGGGTTCTCAACGTGGACCGCTTGGCCATCTGCTTGCTCCGCTTACGTGGCAGGACTACCAGTGGCCCCCGAGATAGCACCGAGCGCCACTCAGAACAAGTCCCGCGCCTCATACTCAGCCACTGCGTCGCGAACCAAGTCCAGCAGCTCTGTCCGGTCCTCAACCAGCCGACCGAAGTCGCCGATCACAGCGAAGCGAGTTCCAGACCACGACAGCCAGTAGTTCGCCTTCCCCTTGCGCCACCCATGAGCGCAAACCTTGACATACATCCACGCAGGATCAGCCTGCGCCTTCGAGTACAGGCCCCACACGCCGGTCTCGTCACTCACAGACGACATAAAGTTCCAGCCTTCCGGCGGACGATTGCCCCGACTCGACCTGACACCTTTACGCATTTTGCAGTTCCTTCCGCAGGGTTGAACTAACCCCTATAGTAGATACCGAAACGTATTGCTACACGTGGCGAAATGTACAGCCCGGTGTTGGAGGGTGTCACGTCTCGGCCGGGGGGTGTCACGTCACGCCACGGCTGGGGTGTCACGCCGCACGCCACGTGGCCCCCATAAAGGGGAACCCCGTGTACGTGGCGAAACGTGACACTTTTCCCACCTGACGCGCGTTGTCACACGTAGTCAGATGTAGTCAGACGTAACACCGCCCAGTCGCCCCGAAATACACTTGCGCTTTTTTACATGTAGGGGCTTTACAGGCAAAACATCACACGCTACACGGGGTCATCAGCAACGAAAGGAACTACCCATGACCAAGATCAATATCGATGAAATCTTCAGCATCACGCGCAGCAAGCCAGCACCCAAGCTGCGCCAGTACCTGATCACATGGCCGTGCGGCAGCACATGGCAGTTCGACCGCACCGACCTCGACGTGCCGGAGTACCGCGATGGCGATCAGAACGGTGTGACGTGTTGCTTCGACACCATCCGCGAGGCCATTGACTGCCTTCAAGGCCGTGGCTGCAAGGTGGAGCTACTGTCATGATCAGCCCCATCATCAACATCAACGGCACCAGCGCCGACGATCTGATCGCGCCGCGCCGTGAGGCGATGGACCACCTAGCGGACGCCATCGAGGCGCTTACGCAGGTCACCCCCAATGGCCGCGACTACCCCGGCGACAGTGAACGGTGCGTGGCCGACCGCAACATCCACTACGCCCGCATCCAAGCCCTGCGTGAGATGTGGCATGCGCT